CTTGCCGTTCAAGGAGCCCAGCGTGGTCCTGGCAGGGCTGCTGGACAAGCTGATCGAGGACGGCCGGCGCATGGCGGCCACGGCCGACATCAAGATCGCCGACATGTCGTCCCAGGCGCCGGTGGGCACCACCCTGGCGCTGCTCGAGCGCACGCTCAAGGTCATGACAGCGGTGCAGGCGCGCTGCCACTACGTGCTCAAGCAGGAGTTCGGGCTGATCGCGGGGATCATCCGGGACAACCGGGACGACGACTACGCCTACGACCCGGAGAAGGGCGACCGCAGCTCGCGCAAGTCGGACTTCGCCATGGTCGACATCCTGCCGGTGTCGGATCCGAACGCGGCAACGCTCAGCCAGCGCGTGGTGCAATACCAGGCGGCGCTGCAGATGGCCGAGACGTCGCCCCAGATATACAACATGCCGTACCTGCACCGCGAGATGCTGGACGTGCTGGGGATCAAGAACGCGGCCAAGATCCTGCCCATGCCCGAGGACATGAAGCCCCGGGACCCGGTGACGGAGAACATGCTGATCCTGCAGAACAAGCCGGTCAAGGCGTTCATGTTGCAGGATCACGAGGCCCACATGGCGGTGCACCAGATGATGCTGCAGGATCCCAAGATCCAGGCGGCCATCGGCCAGAACCCCCAGGCGCAGCTGATGCAAGGCGCCCTGATGGCGCACATCGCCGAGCACGCCGGTTACGCGTACCGGATGCACGTCTCCCAGCAGCTGGGCATGCCGCTGCCGGATCCGGAGGAGGACATGAACCCCGAGGTCGAGCGCCAGATCGCGCCGCTGCTGGCCCAGGCGGCTCAGCAGGCTCTGATGCAGAACCAGAAAATGGCCGCCCAGCAGCAGGCCCAGGCCATGCAGCAGGATCCGGCGTTCCAGCTGGAGCAGAAGAAACTGGCGCAGAAAGATCGCGAGATCGGGGTCAAGGAGCTACAGGTCAAGGGCACCCTGGCCGTGGCGGCGGACAAGCAGGACCTGGAGGAGGCCCGATTCGAGGCCGAAACCAAGACCAAACTGGCCGATTTTGGACTGCGGCGCGCGCAACAAGACGCGCAAATCTCCGCGGACGGCATCCGTTTGGGCAAGGAAACGGCCCCCGAGCCCACCAAACCTGAAGGAGGCGCACCGAAGTGATCACTAGCTTCTGTGACACGCTGCGGCGCAGCATCAAAGACGATATCGAGGCTCGGCGGGACCACCTGGAGCGCGGGATGGGTGTCGACGAGCGACATCGTGGCGAGATTTACGCCATGCGACGAGTTCTGGACATGATCGACGACCTGGAGAGCCGCGCGCGGCGCCAGGAAAACGGCGACGACATGCTTTGACGCCGGTTCGGTGGGTCGGCTCCACCCCGTCTTGACGCGGATTCGTCATGCTCGAAGGAAATTACATGGAACAGTTCGTTCTACCGGAGTCGTTCAACGTCCCCAAGCCGATCGAGGCGGTGGACCAACCCGATTTGATGGCTCCTGACGCGGTGAAGGCCAAGACCGTACCCATGCCGACGGGATACCGGCTGCTGTGCATGGTGCCTGAGGTCAAAGAGACCTTCGACGGAACCGGCATTCTCAAGGCAGAAGACGTGCGCCGCACCGAGGAGCTGACATCGCACGTGCTGTTCGTGCTCGAAGTCGGTCCCGAAGCGTACAAGGACGAGAAAAAGTTCAGCTACCCCTGGTGCAAGAAAGGCGACTTCGTGATGACACGGGCGTACGCCGGCACACGGTTCAAGGTCTTTGGTCGCGAGTTCCGGGTCATCAACGACGACCAGGTCGAGTGCACGATCGAGGATCCGCGCGGCGTGGCGCGCGTTTGAAGGAGAACGACATGGCAACACAAAACGACGAGTTCAAGTTCCCCGACGAGGTCGATGACAAGCCGGCCGCCGGTGCCCCTGTGGGCGACGAGTTCGAGATCGAGCTGGTCGACGACACCCCCGCTGACGACCGCGGCCGCCCAGCGCTGGCCGAGGAAGTACCGGACCCCTCCGACGAGGAGTTGCAGGCCTACTCCAAGAACGTCCAGGACCGGATCAAGAAGCTGACCCACAAGTCGCACGACGAGCGGCGCCGGGCTGACGCCCTACAGCGTGAGCGCGACGAGCTGGAGCGGGTGGCGCGCCATACGATGGCCGAGCGGGATCAGCTCAAGCAGCAGTTCGGGCAAGGCGCGCAGATCATCGCCACCCAGGCCAAGTCTATGGCCGAAGCAGAGGTGGTCACGGCGGAAGGCGAGCTCAAAGCGGCGCACGAAGCGTTCGATACGGACGCGGTGATCGCGGCACAGAAGAAGCTGTACGCCGCGATGATGAAGGTCGACCGGGCGCAAAATTTTTCGCTGCCCGCTTCACAACCGGAAAAAACTGATGTACAGTCGCGCCCATCGGACCAAGAAACCCGACCCGCCCTTGATGAAAAGACGTCCACCTGGATGTCCCGCAACAAGTGGTTTGGCGAAGGTGGCGATGAAGCGATGACCGGCTTTGCTCTTGGGCTGCACCAACAACTGGTCAAAAAACACGGTGAGTCATTCACCCGCTCCGACGAGTATTACTCGCACATCGACAAGGCCATGCGCCAGACCTTCCCTGATCGTTTCAAGGGAACCCAGACCCGTACTCCTTCTGTTGTCGCCCCAGCCGGGCGTGTGGCCGCAGGCCCGAAGAAGGTGCAGTTGACGTCCACCCAGGTGGCGTTGGCCAAGAAGTTCGGTATGACCAATCAGCAGTACGCTGCTGAACTCGTGAAACTTGAGCAGGAGAATGCAAATGGCTGATGACCGTAAACCCCGCGAGCTTGCCTCGCGCGCACAGGAAACGCGCTACGAGTACACCCCCTCCAGCGCACTGCCGGACCCCGCCCCCAGCGACACCCACGACTACCGTTGGGTGGCAACCCATGTGATGGGCGCGCTGGACCCGATGAACGCTTCCAAGCGTTTCCGGGACGGATGGGAGCCCTGCAAGGCGGATGATCACCCCGAGGTTCACATCCCGGGGAACAAGGAGGGGAACATCGAGATCGGTGGACTGATGCTCTGCCGTATGCCCAAGGAACGTGCACAAGCCCGGGCCCGGTACTACGAGAAGCAGGCAGACGCACAGATGACCTCGGTGGACAACAACTTCATGCGCAACAATGACGCCCGTATGCCGCTGTTCACGGAACGACAATCCGAGACGACGCGGGGTGCGGGATTCGGCAAAGGCAATTCTCGATAGGAGGTTTTTATGGCACTTGTTGCTTCTCCCTACGGGCTAGTTCCCGTCCAGCGCCTCGGAGGTACGCCGTACAACGGCGGCGCCGTGCGTATGATTCCGATGACGGTGAACAGCGCCACCCAGATCAATACGGGCGACGTGATCCTGATCGGTGCGGCTTCCGCAGGCCAGCCCAGCGCAGCCACCAGCACGGTCACCACGTCCACCGGCGGTGTGCTTGGGGTGTGCGTCGGCGTCTCGTACGTCGATCCCACCCTCAAGCAGCAGCTGTTTGCCATGTCGCTTCCCGGCGGCGCGGTCACGGCGGGCTACACGAACATCCTGATCCATGTGAACGACGACCCCGATCAGCTGTATAAGTTGCAGTCGGCCGGCTCCGTCGCCCGCACGGTCCAGGGCAAGTTCTGCGCGCTGGAGAACTTCGGCAGCGGCACGTATGGCAACTCGACCATTCGCGGCGCCACCCCTGCCAACACCGCGACGCTCGCCATGCGCATCGTCGATTTTGCTTCCACGCCGGGCGACGCCTTCACGGACTTGATCGTCAAGTTCAATTCGGGCGTGCTGATGTGGGACACCACCACCGTCCTGGCCAACTAAGGGGAACACACCATGGCAATCTCACGTGCCCAGCTACTCAAGGAACTGCTCCCCGGCCTCAACGGGCTGTTCGGGATGTCGTACAAGACGTACGAGAACCAGCACACGGAAATCTTCGAGACCGAGTCGTCCGACCGCTCGTTCGAAGAAGAAACCAAGCTGTCCGGTTTCAACCAGGCTCCGGTGAAGAACGAAGGCGCCGGCATCGCGTACGACACTGCGCAGGAAGTGTTCACCGCCCGCTACGTCCACGAGACGATCGCGATGGGGTTCTCGATCACCGAGGAAGCCATCGAGGACAATCTCTACGACAGCCTGTCGGCGCGGTACACCAAGGCGCTCGCCCGGGCCATGGCCTACACCAAGCAGGTGAAGGCCGCGGCGATCCTGAACAACGCGTTCAGCCAGAACTTTCTGGGTGGTGACTCGGTCTCGCTGTGCGGTGTGAACTCCGGTGGCACCCGCGTCGGCCACCCGCTGGTTGGTGGCGGCCAGAACTACAACTCGCCGACCACGATGGTGGACCTGAACGAGACCGCGATCGAAGCGGCCGTCATCCAGGTCCAGGCGTGGACCGATGAGCGTGGTCTGCTGGTGGCGGCCAAGCCCCGCAAGCTGGTGATCCCACCGGCCTACCAGTTCGTCGTCAAGCGTGTGCTGGGCTCGGAGCTGCGGGTGGGCACCTCGGACAATGACCTGAACGCCCTCAAGGCGCTGGGCACCATTGGCTCGGGCTACACCATCAACAACTTCCTGACCGACTCGAACGCCTGGTTCATGCTGACGGACGTACCCAACGGCCTGAAGATGTTCCAGCGTGTCGGCATGAAGACGGCCATGGAAGGCGACTTCGAGACCGGCAACGTGCGCTACAAGGCCCGCGAGCGTTACTCGTTCGGCTGGTCGGATCCGCTGGCCATCTGGGGCAGCTCCGGCTCGTCCTGATCGGTCGTAGGTTGACGTGAAAAAGGCCCCGCTTGGGGCCTTTTTTCTACCCCAAGAACGGAGTGCATATGGCAAAGTCACCAGCCTGGACGCGCAAGGAAGGCAAGAACCCAACAGGCGGCCTGAACGCCAAGGGTCGGGCGTCCTACAACAAGGCCAATCCGGGCAAGCCTGGCCTCAAGGCGCCGCAGCCCGAGGGCGGCCCGCGCAAGGACTCGTTCTGCGCACGGTCTGCCGGGCAGGCCAAGATGTTTCCGGAAGCGGCGAAAGATCCGAATAGCCGACTGAATCTCGCGAGGAAGAAATGGAAGTGTTGACGTTCCGCGTGGTGGGAGTACACTACCCGCACCCAAGATTTTCACCCGCGCAGACTGGCTTGGCAGACACTGTGTAGACGGCGCGGGTTCAGCTCACACAGGAGTTCCAAATGGCAAATACAACCTTCTCCGGCCAGCTGCGAGTCGGTGAGATCCAGAACACCACCGGCACCACCCTCGGCGTTGACGTAGCAAACGTCGGCCAGGTCGTCCTGGCGCAGTCCGCGGCCATCACGCAGGCGGCGACAACCACACCGACCAACATCGTCATCCCGGCCAACAGCCAGATCCTGCGCATCACCCTGTCGGTGACCACAGCCTGGACGGGCGGCGCGACCACCACGGGTGTGGGAACCTCGGCGCTGGCTACGGCATTCACGGCCGCCGGCGCGGTTGCCGGCGGCACGATCGGTAAAGTAGGTGTCACTCCCGGCACGGACGCGACCCGTACCGCGGCTTTCTTGGATGTTGGCACCAGCGACGTACGCATCGTGGTCACGAACACCAACACAGGTTCTGGTGTCGGCGCAATCACGGTCGAGTACATCCAGAACCGCAACCTGCTGTAAGGAGTCGACATGGGACGCCCCGTAACGCGGACAGTGTCGGGCGCCACGGGCGCGTCCTCCGTTGTTCCGCTCAACACACTGGCACCGGTGCCTTTCAACGTCGGGCTCCTGGCCGACGTCACCGGCACCCTGACCTACTCGGTGGAGTACACCTTCGATGACGTCCAGGCCACCGGGTACGTCCCGGCTTCGGGTGTCTGGAATGCCGTCACCGGTATGGGTGCGCAGACAGCAGACGCTACCGGCTCCCTCTCGTTCCCGGTCGCGGCGGTGCGACTCAACGTCACAGCCTGGACCAGCGGCTCCGTGACGCTCACGGTCCTCCAGAATCCTTGAGGTGAACATGGACAAAGCAAGCATTGACGACGCACGCGCCAAAGCCAACCAGGCGATCGCTGCCTTGGCTCCGTTGCTGCAGGCGCTGCAGTACGCTGGCGAAGCCCTCTCCACGGCGTCGAACGCCGCCAAGCAGCAAGCCGCGATGGCGGGGGATCTGAAGGAGTTGGAGAACCAGGCGATCACGCTGCACGAAAGCGTCGCCGCCCTGCAGCTGCAAAAAGCCGACCTCCAGGCGGAGGTGGCCAAAGCCGAGCTGGAAGCCAAGGCCCTGGCCAAGGCCGCCACGCAGGCGGCCCAGGAAAAGGCCAAGGCGGCCGAAGCGGCGGCGGCGGAACGTGCGGCTGCGGCGGAACGTGCGGCTGCGGAGAAGGAAGCTGCTTTCACGCAGCACATCCAGGATGTCCAGCGCAGCACGGACGCGGAAGTGGCCGCGCTGTTCACGCGACAGCAGACGGCTGCGGAGGCAGCCGCGGATGCGGAGGCCAAGCTGGCATCGGTACGCGAGCAGGCGCAGAAGTTCGCGGCCTCGCTGGGGAGCTAACCCGTGGCGGTGCGCAACGGCACCAGCGGGCTGTACAACGAGGAGTACAGCGTCAACAATGTCGAGAACGCGGCGACCACGTACATCGGCAAGGTCACGCCCGGAGGTCGTTGGTTGATACAGCGTTATGTGGACGCAACAGGCGTGTTTGATTATGCGAACCTCTCGAACAACACGGGTATAACGGCGTACGGCGCGGCGTGGACAAACAGAGCGGCGCTGACTTACGCCGCGTTCGAAGACTTGTCAGGAGTTTGATATGGCGACAGGAACATTCAAATGGTTTGCACAGGCGCTGCACGACCTGGGCAACAAGATACATGATATGGACGGCGACGACATCCGTTTCGGGCTTGTGACAACTGCCACAGTTCCGGCGGTTAACACCGCCGCGCCGCACTGGGGGGGTACGGGCACAACCAACTTCGCAAGCACGCAGATTGCCACGGCGACAAGCTACACCGGGCCGATTGCGCTGACATCCGAGTCGTGGACGGCAAACAGTACGGGCGCCGTTTTCGATGCGGCCGACCCGTCTGTGATTGCGCAAGATGCCGGCGGCGCAACAAACATCGCATACGCGATCTTCTACAACAACACGGATGCCAACAAGCGTGCGCTGGGGTATTTGGAGATCAGCGCTGCGGGGACGGTGTCATTGGTTACCGGGTCGCTGACGATCAACTTCAACGCTTCCGGCGTGTTGTCGCTGGCACAGAGTTGACCGCTGGCAACGTTGTGACCGAGGACTGATCCTGTGCCAATCGTATCCAGCACCTTCACCCAAGATGCACACACGCAGCGCGATGGGGGTCGATACGTGCTTGAGCGGCACACCGACGACGCTGGACAGGTGTATCAGGTCGGCCCGTGGCTGGCCCCTGCAGGCATGGATGTGCAGGCCCGCGTGACCGCTCGGGCGGCTGAGATCAACGATCAACTTGCGGAGGCAGAGGCGCAGGCCCTGCTCAACGATGGCGCTTAACCTGCGGCACCAGACGGCGGCACAGTTCGCGGCGCGGTTTTGGGATCGCGTGAAAAATGCTGACCGCATGGAGTTTTGCCGCTTGATGTACTGGCTGCATCGCAGGCTTGTCGCGGGTGATCTGTCGGACGCGCAGGCACGCAACAGCTTCAATGCGGCATTCGGACGCAGCCTCACCGCGTTGCAATGGACGAACCTGCGTGCAAACCGGATTACCCCTGCGCATGACCGCTGGGCGGCTATCCTGGCGGAAGGGGCGCTCTGATGGCAACGTATTGGGCGCGACCGGGGGCAGCAGGAACAAACGCTGGGACGCAGGCCAACCCGTTCAACGCAAGTCCTGGCGCGTTCGCCGCTGCGCTTGCTGCTGCAACCAGCGCGGGCGATGTCATCCTGTACCACTACGCGGCGTCGGAGGAGTTGGCGGCTGATACGACCTTCACTATCAACGCGGACATCACCATCGCCGCAGTTGACATGGACAGCAGTGATGCGTTGACGCCAATGGGCACGGGGGCATGGATTGGGAACAGCACCACCAATCGCAGCGTTGGCTTGTCTGGTGCTCGCAAGGTCTTGTTTTCCGGCATGACCTTCCGCATTGCTGGCGCGTCTGCCGACTTGCTGACGCCAATCGTTTCAGACGGCGCGGATTACACCTACGAGGGCTGCTACCTTTGGCAGGGTTGCACTTCGTCCAGTGGACACATGGTATTCGGGCGCACTGGCGGCGATGCGAACTGCGCTGTCACGCTGCGCAACACCACGCTGAGGTTCGGCGCGACCGGGCAGCAGTTGCGTCTAGGCGCCCGGATGATTCTGGAGGGCGGCGGGATCAGTTCTGCCGGGTCTGCGCCGACAAGTTTGGTCTTTGGCAACAACGATGCGGGTGGCGCTACCTTTGATTGGCTGGGCGGCGACTTGTCCCACTTGACCGGAAACATGCTGGGGGACTGCACGGTGCAGGCAGTCACTGTGCGTCTGTCACAGTGCAAGCTCGGGGTGTTCCCGCCAACCATTGCCACACAAACAGTTGTCAACCGTGGCAGTGCAGAGGTGTACGCATTCGACTGCGCAACCGGCGACACGCATGGGCTGTTTGCCTATGTCAACCCGCTCGGTCAAGTTTCTAGCGACACGGGGATTTACTTCACATCTGGCGCGGCGGCGCAGTCGTGGAAGATCACCACAACTGCTGCGGCGACATTCAACACGCCGTTTGAAACGCCCTGGTTTGGCTACTACAACACTGTCACGACCGCGATCACGCCCTACCTAGAAATCTTGCGCGACGGGTCTACGACTGCGTACCAAGATGATGAGGTTTGGCTTGATGTTGCGGCCAAGGTGACTAGCGGCAGCACACAGGCAACGCTCTACACCAGCAGAATGACGCTGCTCGGCACGCCCGCAAACAACGCGGCGGGCGCTGGCTTGGGATCGTGGACAGGCGAGAGCGGGACTGCGTGGAGCGGCAAGATTGCGCTCGGCTCCAGCATCACGCCTGCCGAAGTCGGGCATATTCAAGCGCGGATCGTGGTGGGCGAGCCGTCGGTGACCGTGTACGCCGACCCGCAGATCAGGACGTAACCATGGCAACCACCAGCCGCGTCACGCCATGGGGATGGGATCAGGGAGATGACGCCACCAACCAGAGTCGTGTTACCCCTGGAGGGTGGGAACAGGTAGTTGAATACGTGCCACCAACGACAAACCCAACCCTCTCGCTCCCCACTTACGTACCCGGCTCGCTGACATCCTCGGCGTTTCGTCCGCGAGTCACAGCAACCTGGAGCTAACGCATGGCAGACAACACAACCCTGAACCCCGGCACTGGCGGCGAT